CATGTAGGGGCGTGGGCAGTACCATCCCTTGGGTGGCTTGGTGCAGTTACAAGAGTTCAGCATGTTAGTTCCCCGTCGCCAGGTTGCACGTGGAGCCGGAGCCAGGCCCACCAGCAGACACACCCGCGATGTAGGTGTTCGCGCCCAGCGTGAGATACAGCACCTGCCCGGCCAGAATAACGACGCCAGTGGAGTTAGTTACCGTCACGGCACTGGAAGTACCCAGCTTGACGCTGATATGACAGGGACCAAGATTGGCGACACGGACAATAGAGTCGCTGGCTGGGGTGCCGGGCAGAAGGACGGCGGTAGAAGCGAACCCAAAGCTCGTGCCCTGGGCAGAATCGACCGCAAAACTACTTTCCTGAATGTTTGCCATTGTTACTCCTTGCTTGCTTTACTTCCTTGCCAAGCTTCTTGTTTCAAACCCGGTATTGCATTATGACAGGTGCATGTGCACTTCAGCGAGAAGCACTTTCCCATAATGTGCGGCACGGCCGAGCACGGTTTGGTCTTCCAACCTGGCGGTGCACTGAACCGCTGGATTCCGGATGTGCGAGTTTCTTCGGGTTTACGGTTCAAAAGACACGCCTCTTAGGCACGTACTTCGCCAAGTTGTAACTCTGAACCTCAGGCTCTTTGTGCGCAATGTACCACGCATAGATACCGGCCAGAATGGCGATGATGTCTAGGGTGGAGTCACCCGTGCGCACTGCTTCATTGCGGGCCAATCTTGCCTCACGTGTATCACCTGGAATCATAAGGTAAAGTGCTTTCTCAAATAGTGCGCGCGCCACCCACGCTGGTTGGCCGTCTGTCAATTCTCGCACCTTTGATACAGCCGCCGATTTTCCGCCGGTCTTAAATGCATGTGTAACAATCTTCGCATCTTCATCAGCTTGGGCGTCATAAGCCCTCAGCACGCCCACCGGCTCGACATGCTCACGGCCGTCCTTCTCAGTAACTTGGATGGTGAACGCTCCCTTGCCATGCTTGACGTCGCCGGGGCGGGTGCCGTGTGCGTCCTTTGCTCTGCCGACCTTCTCCAGCGCGCCCCAGAACATCGGCTCGACCAATCCCCGGCCCGTTCCGTCTTGAGGATGCGGATCGTGCTTGAACACACCATCATGACCGACAACGGCGTGCATTCCACCGCGCGGAGAGATGCCTTCTATTACGTGCCACCCTGACGGCTTCGCCGAGTCGATGGGACGACGTGTGTAGCGCAGGCCGTGCTTGCGAAGGAACTTGTTCACCCCAGGGTCGTGATTGGCGTCTGGGAAGTCTGGCACGTCCGCCTCTGGAATTTCTAAGATGGACGCCAGTGCTGCTCTAAAGCATGTACCATCTTCACCGACACGGCTCTGCGTTACCCGCTTCATCACCTCCACCCGGCATAGTGGCTGAGCACGTCATACATAATCGGTATGACGGCCACAAGGGCGACATAGACCTTTGTGGTGGTAGAGGCCCGCCGCTCACGTTCTACTAGCACAGCGAAGAAATCTTTCAGCTTCGGTATGGCTCCGGTCTCAGGGTCATACAGATCAGCCTCTGTGCGTTCCCGATATGTTTCTAGCTCGGTGACCCTCACAAACAACGCGGCTTTTCCGTTGCCCTTGTACAGATCACGGTCATGGCCGCGTACGGTGCGGATCAACTCGGTCAGGTCCATAGGCTGATGGTCGTAGTTCTCTTGGGCCATTTGTAGGGGTCCGTTCTCTGTGGGCAGTTCGTTGGCGGTGGTGCTACTCTACACCAGGGTCGCAGGGCTCAGCCATGTCATGGTTAGCCATCCACTTCTTGAATGCCGCCATGGTGAATTCCGTGATGGCGGCGTAGGTCTTGCGGGACAGATGATGACCAAGCATATAAGTTTCTAGTGCTTCAGCCTGGTTTGCGAACGAAAGAAATACCTTATGCTCATCGAACCCTGTGCCGTCGATGTCATGCTGATCAACGACCCACACCGTAGCTGACTCCGGGTCTGTACCGATGTAGCAGTCAAGACTATCACCGTCAGCACCCAGAATGCCATCGATGAAGCCATAATGAGCCGGCATTGTGACCGACCAGGCTCGACCGTCCGGTGTGAAGCCTGAACGCAGCCTTCCAACCGGCGTCTCGACGCGTGTGCGCAGTCCGTGGGTCTCCCGTATGGACTCCGTGGCTCCGTTCGCGGCCGAAGCGCCGTCGGCGTCCGTTGCTTTTGCGTAAGCCACCACAGTCCCATCCACAAAGCGAACGGGGACGGCAGTTTCTCCGTCCAGGTCCTCTACCGCATCGCCGATGGAGGCGACTGTCAGCAGTTTGCCACCTACAAGGATCTTTTCACCGCGCTTGAGTCCGGCGGGGAGGGTGTCCATTGCAGGCGCTGTCTTGCTGGGCTTGCCAGCCTTCTTGGCTAGCAGTTCTTTGGCGGATGGCTCGTCATTCTTTGCAGCCGGGTCCTCGGGGTCTTCGCCCTGGCCCGTCTTGTTTTCGCTCTTAATGGCCTTGGCAGGGGAGTCGGCCTCACCAAGCCCCGCGCCCTCGCCTCCGAAGAGGCCCTCGCCGAGCTCGCCTTCTGAGGCTACGGAGTCAGACAGCTTCGCGATGAACTCGTCTGTGAGGTTCGTGCCGATGCCGGTCATGTCACTGGACTGCTTGACCTCTCTAGCTACGACGCGCGGACTCATAATTCCGCTATTCAAGTAAACCGTCACGGTATCTGCTACGGATTTCGCTAGCTCAGATTTCTCTTTTTCGTCAAGGACTCTGATGGAGGGGCAGACCAAATCTAGATCGTCTGGTACCTCTCCTAATTCACTCATACAAAGCACGGGGTAAAGTTTTTCCAACTGAGGTGTGAGGTAGACCGACTGGTCGGTTGCGATGCGTTCGGAGTAGATCATCTCGTCGCCGTCGCCAGCCTGACCAAGTCCATTGTAGGTCCGGCCAAATAGGCGCGTGATTGGGATCTGCGCCGCGCCTGCAATGTCTAGCTGGAACAACTGAAGTACATCGCTCATGCCGCTGAAACTGTACTGGGTCTGCTCTATGCCGCCATCCGCCGGCAACGGGATGAGGCTCTGGTTACTCATAAGCGAATTAAGCGACGACATGCGCTGCTCAAACTTCTGTGAGGCCACCTGTGACGAACCGAGGCCCGAGAGAAGTTGGGCAAGGTCGGGAAATTTCATGCCGATCAGATTTGCTCTGAACGAGAGGTTAAGCAGATTTGCGTACATGTTGTCTAGGCGCGTGATGGACTCGTAGATCGGTTCCAACACTGAAATGCCCCACTGCATCTGGGCTTCCTTCTCAGGTGTAGGTACAGAGGGTCCTGTGAACCTCAGTACGCGTGATGAATGTACTTTGAATGAGGCCCCACCAGTAGGCGTGACCGTGTAGTTTTCTGGCCTGCCGAAGTCAAGAGGGCGGTTGATATCTGTACACACATCCCCTGTTGGGTGAATTCCGCTCCACATATCGAACGGCAGAATGCCTTTGTAAGCCCCGATTTTTACTGACTCTAAGTCCAACGGCTGATCGAGCTCATTCTCCTGGCCGTCTATGACTATCAGCCCGCCCGCTCCGCCGAACAACCGCCCCCAGGTCAAACCAGTAAGGACGTTGTTTTTCGTGTTCGTCTTGCGCAGCGCTCGGTCAATGCGAGTCAGGTCCTTGGGCTCGATCTCACTTGTGAGCTTAGGCCACGCTTTCACGTAATCTTGGGCGGGCACATCTATGATGCGGCGGCTCAGCCAATGATTGCGATAGAGAGTTGTGATGGCCCAAAAATCGTAGGAGAACCTAACCAGGGTGTATTCCGAACCTTGCCCTAGAGATTGAGTTCCAAATCCGGAACGGGCTGCAAAGTTCGAGAACATGTCATTCGCGACGGCTGAGCCTGCCGTCAAACCCCGCACACCGAGATTCTGCTCAAGCGCGTTAGGATTTTTACGTTTACGCGGCTTGGGCATTCTTCTCCTTTTCTTGGCGCTTACGCTGCGCGGTTAATCTGTTGGATTCTGCTGGGTCTTGCCATTTCTTAGTGTGTGCGGCGCTTAACTTAGCCCGTTCATCTTTTCGTTCAAAACGACGTTTAGACCCGGCTTTGAGCGCTTCTATTAGAAGTGCACGTTTCACAGGGTCAGCCCTCATCTTCACTGCCATATCGTGGTCTCCCACGCTCCGGTTAACCAATCAGGGAAGCCAGTCGGAGAAAACTGGTTTGTCGGATGCCTCCTATCCCTGAATCTTTAGCAGACTACTTCTTTCGTTGGGCGTCGACAGCAGCATTGTGCATGTATGTATCACACGTCTCACCAGTGGCTCGGTGCATACGCCACGTGGGATTGCCTCGCTGATCACGCTCATCAGCACCGGCCCAGGCCGAAAGCTCAGTGTCATAGAATGAGCAGTTGTGCGAGATAACGGTGGGGAATGAATCAGCTTTATTGGCGTACGCAACAATGACGAACATCCCGTTGACTTGCAGTGGTGCTGCGTCAGGCCACTTCGCTAGCTGCCGGTCTTTGGCTTCGCGCCCCAGTTTGTTCCGAACTTCGAACGGGTCACATACATGCGGATGCCACTCGGTGTTTGGGTAGACCGGCCCACTTGGATAGGTAAATGCTGTGCCACCCCACTCATTGCCCATTTTCGCGACGTCGATGCCGCAGTTATCGCACGGATGAGGGCCGTAGTAGATGATCTTTGAATTCCTGAACGTCAATGGTGCCATGGTGTATTCTCCCTACGTAAGTAAACGCGCTCTGTTCATTTAGTACATCGAACCGCCGCGCACTGAGCGGCTCAGAAATGAATCACGAACGGTGTGGAGCCAGTCAGCGCCTACTGCTCCACGCCCGTCCGCAAACTTAAACCTCTACGTCAGCTTCACGCAGAATGTCGCTTTCTAAAATCCAGATGCATTGCTCTTCTGAAAATGGCATGGCCATCACGTCGCCCTCGTAGCCACGCACGAAGGCCCATAGAAGCCGCTTGTCAGTCGACAGAATGGCGTCCAGTATCTCACTGTCGATCAGCATGCCACGGTGCACAAGTGCGTCGCCCGGTGCAAGCTCTATCAGACGCTGTTCAGAAGGAAGGGTCTTGCTACGAATTCTCAGCGGCATAAGCAGGCCCCTCTTACGTGTCTTGGTTACTCTGACCTTGTACGGCAAGCGGTAGGTCATGTGTCCCCTCGGCTTCCTAAGCTGGAGGCCTGCGCCAACGTCGTTAGACCGCGACCCAGGCAGCGCCTGTGCACAGCGCCAGGCAGAACACAGCGTCACCGCCTGTAAGCGCGACGCCGATGGCAGGCGAGGTTGCATCGCTGACGGCCGCGACTACACCTTTGAGTGCGGTAGCTGCGGCGGGCAATGTAGCGACAGTGAACACCTTGAATGCCGGGCCGATTGCTGGCGTGCCGATGGCATTGAGAGTGCTGGTGGTGCGCAGAACGAGGGCCTGGCCAACGGTGGAGGCGTCGTCGAAGTTGATCTGTCCGAGGTTGATCATTGTGAAGCTCCTTTGTAGTTACGTGGTTCGTTCTTCGAGGCTTACAGCAATCTGCCTGAATTGTGGTTTAGTCATCTGCTTGACAGACCCGTTCCAATAGATCTTTGCCGGAAAGGCGATGTCATCTAGGGTAAGGATGGGCGCGACTACGCATCTGCAATTTGGGCACTCACCAGCGTGATAGTGCCCCAGTGTAGTCTTCTCACCAAGTAGCGCTTCTGGTGATGGTGGCTGCGACCAAGGCACAATGACATGATGCATCGCCTTGTGGCTCTTTCGAGTTCTTTTGTCCCCTACGTCCAGCCATTCATACCACTCGATCGCCAAGGTCTCACACCGCGCCTTGGTAAGCGCCGTGGAAGCCTTCGCGGTCTCAGTCCTGCTGATAAGCTGGACTCGGCTATGCAGCAACTCAGGAAACCGCTTCTGATACATCTTCGCGATTGTGCCTGGCCGGGCTCCAGCCTGCTGCGCCTTGGTTATCTCGTCTACAAGCGTCTGCGCTGAGTGCAGCGGCAGGCTTGAGATGAGCGAGGCGTTCTCCCTGATGAGTGCCTGCACCCTTGCGCCAGTAGCACCTTGCATCTCCGCCTGGAGTGCGCTGTACAGCTTGCCGGCCTGGCTCGATCTTGAAGCGGCTTCACGCCAAGAGCGCCAGTTAGTTTTCTGAGACGAGAAAATCATGCGCTTGGCTAGAAGGTCGCTTGCCGCTTGGATGTCAGGCTGGTTCGAGCGCTCTGCGATGGCGGTAAGCCACTGCTGGAACGTCTGCTCTTTGGTCTGCTTTGTGGACAGAAGAACTCGGCCGGTGATTTGTCTGAGTCCAGCTTCGTAAGAGCGCATGAGGCGTTGTGTAGCGCTGAATTCTACAGGTGGTTTCTTTGGAGGCACTGTTGGCTACCTCAGTTTACCTTCCGAGGTCCGTAACGTTGTGGAATCCGTTCTTTCGCTCGTTTAGTATCTTCCACTCATTCTTAGCTATAGGCTCGTTGCGCTTGATAAAGCCGTGTTGCACCATGTCAGCAGTGGGCGGCTGAATTGGGAAGCGGTATTCGAAGCCCTTCTTTTCGAGGCCCTTGGCGAGCGATTTAGCCTTGTCAGCGTTCACGCCCATCATGCCGATGTGAGCGCCTTCGGCGTCGCCCACGGGCTCTACGTCCTTTGCCTTGCCAGACGGCATCTCCTCGTCAACGAACGACTTCGAAAAGCCGTACTTGGCTACTATCTCTTTGGCCGTCTTGCCGGCAGCGGCTTCGCGCTTTACAATGCGGGCACTGCCGGCGTCGGTGTCGCGGTCGAAGGGGCTTGCGTCACGGCCAGTTCCGTTCATCAGCCCAAGCACTCTTACGAAGGAATCGCCATACTGATTCTTCCCGAGCTTAGCAGCTTCAGCTTTGGTGTCAGCTTCGATTACGGCACGCCCGCTCTTCAGGCTCACCATGAACTTCAGCGTGCCCTCGGAGTCCTTCGCCTTTACGGACTCAACGGAGGAGTTACTGTAATGCAACTCGAACTTCTTCCGCGCTTCAGCCTCCGTAGCAGCATGCACACGAAACTGCTTCTTCTGACCGCTGGGCTTGTCAGTCGCTGTGATGATGAAGGATGCGGCGTCTTCTGCGTGCCCTTCGTACTGATCTACCCATTTGAGCGCGGCCTGCTCAGACGCAAATCCGGTTTGGGTTTTTCCTCCAGGCAGTATAACGTAGAACCGCCCGCTAGGTAGTGAACGAATTTCGCAAGACTTATACGGCATGCGCGATGCGTCCTTCGCTACTCCACCGTGATTCGCGTGTCCGCGTGATTCGCCGCATTGAGCGCAGTAGGTGGTACTGGCAGGGCCGACGTAAGCATGGGTGTCGGCGTCCTTCGCCTCAGCCTTCTTCGACTCCTTGAGCCGCTTCACGGTGTCCATGAACGACTCGTAGCCCTTCTTCGGGGCTGGCGTGGTGCGGGGGCGGAAGCCGTCCTTGGCCTTTGCCCTCTCCTCGACGCAGAACTTATCGGCTTCCTTCTTGGAGAAAAAGAACTTAATGTTCGCGTTATCTACCCGAACAGCCCAGGTGCCGTAAGAAGAATTGCTCTTCGTAGGTACTAAGTCAGCAGCGTCCCCCACCCGCTTTGAGTCTATCACCGCGTCCAGCGCCTTGTGCATCTTGGTGCGGCGGTCGGTGGCCTTCTTTGGTGCGTACTTCTCTATCTCTTTTGCTGTCGCACCCCGCGTACCGATCGGAATTGCGGGTTTCTTTTTATAGAAGTGAACAGGCTCACCTGCTTTCGCTTCGTCCCCCACCCTCTTCGAGTCCATCACCGCGTCCACCGCGTCGTGGAGCCTTGCCTTGCGGTCTGCCGTAGTTCCAGGGCCGTCCTTCAATATCGTCATCTTCGCCACTTCACCCTCCACACGTAAAAAGCCCTCGGCCGCTGTGCGTGACAGCCGAGGGGTCGGAGAAACTTTTATCTTCTAAGTGACCAAGCCAATCAAACTACTTGCGCAAACGTACCACCGGTAACGTCGTCCACGATCCCGAGCTCCGTCACGGTGCCGGTAACGTCGGCATTGGTGCCGTCAAGGTTAGTGTACGTCCAAGTGATAGTGATGGCCTCTCCGCCGGTAGGAATCACCGCCGTTGCGGGGATTGCCGCTTCGAACGTGGTACCGGTCGTGTCGGTCGGGTCCAGCTCAACTGGGAAGTTGACCGGGTCCGAGGACGTGATTGAGGCCTGCGCTGCTTCGAGCGTGAACGCCGCGCCGCTGAACGCCGGGGTGACTTGGAACTTCGGGGTGTTGCCGGGAGTGATTGTAACCATGGGTGTATCTCCTTGCGAGATGAATCCGCCTGTAACGTTGTCGTGATGATTTCTGTGACACAAGAGCCAGCGTAGCAGCTCTCGTAGTTCGCGTGCCAGTTCTAAACACATGAACATGGCTCCTTCGTTAGGGTGAGGTGCCCTAGCCTTAATTATAAGCTAAGGAGGCCTCCACTAACTTAAGGAGCTCACAGCACCTCGGCTACGTCAAGCTCCGGTAGCATCCAGTTGACAACTCCACCGGGCCGCTTCCTAAGAGCACGGTGCCATTTTTATCTGTGTACGTTTCAGCCATCTCACACTCCATCCTAAAATACCCTGCCACCCATCACAGATGACAGGGTCGGAGAAACTTGTTACGCCAGTACTTCGGCCTTATCCTTCGAACCGTTGGGACGCCAGTGGATACGCACACCGACCTGCTTGCTTAGTTCCACGGCCTCAGCACATGACACCATTATACGCCCCTCTTCACTGGCTGGGCGGTCGGTCATTCGAGCCGTCGGCGCGACGATGGTACCGGGCACGACCCTGGCCGACACTTCGTAGTCCTCATACGCCAGTAGTTGCTGGTGGAAGACTTCTGGGGTGGCCCAGCTTGGCGTCTCGGCGCGTACTGAAGTGATGGGCACGAGTGGCCGTGCTGCAATGCTGCTTAACAATTTGACGCCTCTTCTATCAACTGATCCATGTGTTACCAGCCTTGAACAAGGTCAGCTAGATCGCTTGCTTCTCTTGACAGCCGAATGGCTTCGTCATATTGACCGTGCTGCTTCGCAGCTTTTGCCGCGTCAATCTTATCCTTGGCGCACTGCAAGACTTCGTGCTTCAGGCCGTTCATGCCGTCCATCCTGTCCACCATCGCCAGATGCTTAGCAGAAGGTGCTTCACGCGTTTCCGCCTTGTGCGATCGCTGCGACATATGCCTCTGGCAGCCATACGTATGTGAATGCATCCTGCGGCTCAAGGGCTTTGTCCTTCAGCTTGCAGAGCTTGCCATGCGCCAGGCGTAAGTGCAGAATCCCCTCAACTGGGCCGCCTGCATCTTTTAGTGCGGCGAGAATGCACTGCATGAAGCTGTCTGGCGAAGTGTTACAGGCAAACAACATGCGAATGTCATTTGCCGATATAGACACACTGATTGGCTTCGGCCCCTCGATGGGGGCCTCGATGGGTGCCTCTTGCTCTGCAGCGTTCACGCGGTCGCCTTTGCGTACAAGTACTGCAGTTGAATGGTGCGCCACTCCGCCTTGAAGGTGACCCAGGACACGACGATGAAAGCTCCGTACAACACCTTTCCTACGTACTTCATTTCACAAGCCTCCTTGCAAGAAGCTACAGCTTTTTCTTTATGGTATCTTTGCACCTGCATACGCCGTGCTTTTCGCACTCAATGCGGGCCTGACGTTCTTTAAACGTGACGCCGACAGTCAGCTCTATGCCGGCCATTGCGAACACGACTAGCTCTCTGATCGTGGCCTGGTGGGCCAGCTTGGCGTCGTCCTTTGTCACTTTGTTGCCACTTTCTCGAAGTAGAAAATCACAGGCTTTGGCCATTTGAGACTGTTGCGCCACGTGGCTAGGTCCATCGAACCTTTGTCCAAGTTGCACTTCTTACAGGCCGCGACAATGTTCTCGAGATTGTGATTCTCGGGGTGGGAGCACCCGTGACGGCCTGAGAACGAGTAGCGCACATTCTTCCATCTGACGATCGGAAGCACGTGGTCACGTTGCATTGTTCTTAGAGTCAATGGGACTTCGCAGTATGCGCACTTGCCGCCGAAGCGGGCCAAGACTTTCTTCTTAGACACATGGAGGTTAGCCAACGGACACCCTCCACTGAGGTATCTTTCCATGGACCCCGTATCTAAGAGAATCGCAGTCGTCATCTTCCGTTTTCCTGGGCTGTTCGATTCCTCTTTTTGCGGCATCGTCGTCCCACGCATAATTAGGAATGCGCTTTGCAAGCTCTGGGCAGCCACGCTTGCTGATGCGCAGCTTTCGGCGTGCAAACAGGGTGGCGACTGTGTGAATGCCCTCTTTCACACTATTATTCGCGTCCGTGACCCACAGCCCTCGCTGTATAAGCTCCTGCTTGAATGATGCGGCTTCGGGCGGTACTATGATCTGATGTTTCTCAGCGCCGAACGCGATAAGGTCGTCCACGTACTGGCCATCAGTTTTCATTCGCATTTCTTTTCGGCTGTCCCACCGCTGTTCTGAGACGCACCATATAACGTCGCCGTCATCATAGTACTCAAGATGCGATTGTACGTGATCTACTCCTGGGTCGACGCTGAACCAGTGATCAACGTAGCCACCCGCGTTGCGCAGGCCTATAGGCTCATCCTGAAGCTGTACCTGCTTACCGTCGACCGTAACTACCCCATCGAACAGGTTCGCAAGCTCTGAGAAGCTATCACGGTATACGCTCCCCTCCGCCACGCACCATTCTGCTAGAATGTAGCGTCTATAGAATACGCCGGTCTGCGAGGCGATGATGGCCCGCTTTGAGACCTCATCTATATTAGGGTTGTCATCAAGGCTGAAGTTGATGACTTGCAGGTTATCAGCAAAGGCGGGTGCGTCGATTACTTCAGCCTTCAGATAGCAGTACGGGTTGCCGGTGTTGGTACTGAAGTAGGCGCGCGCCCCGGCTGGGGACATACGCAAAAAGAGCTGCGCCAGGAAGCTCTTGGGGTACTCAACAACTTCGTCACCTATGACTACGCCGACCGTCATACCCAGAATCTGGCGGTAAGACGCTTCGTCCTTCGCGCCCATGCAGAACCACTGAGTTCCGAATAACCAAAGTTCGCCGGTGGAGGAGTTGTAGGAGTAGTTATCCTTGCCTACTATCGTGAATAGGTCAATGAGCACGTTGCGGTAGAGCGTTTGCTTCGTGGCCCCGGTCATCAGCCGCTTAGCGTTGGGTGGGATCTTATAGCGGCACAACTGAACGATCTGCTTTGCGTTCAGCGTAAAGGTCTTCGACGAGCGGACAGTGCCGATCAGGATGGTGTAGCGCTTATCCTCGACCGGGTCACGCATGATGAAGTCTTGACTCTTACGGCCGAACGGCTTGATGAGAAGTTCGGTGTCGCTCACTTGGCAGGCCCTTGCTTCAGCGCGGCGAAGAGACCCTCTAGTTGCTCGTTAGGGCCTTGTGCGCCGGTGTCAGGGCTCCGTCCGTGCTTCTTCGGCATCAGGTGGGCTAGCGTCCACTGCAGACCCTGGAACGCTAGCTTAGCGCGCTCAACGTTGTCTACAGTGCGCTGCTCGACGAGGTCTTCAACGTCTCCGTCCCGCGTTAATACTTGCTTGTGCGTCACAATGGAATAGCTCGTAGGCACCTGAGTTAAGGCCCTTGCGTCGTCCTCGAATAGCGGTACGAGCATTTCCTTCGCGCGCTCGCGAATTTTGCTGAAGGGATGGTCCTTATCGTAGACCCATTTCAGTAGTTGGTACAGGCTTGGATTTCCTTCGATGTTGGAAATATCACGCATGGAAGACCCTGTGGCTAGTAGTACGAACAGGCTTTCACCGAGTTCAGCAGTCCACGGAAACTCTGGACCAGGTGGCCGCCCAATCTTACGCTCTGCGGCTACAGTGGCTTGAACCTCGTGCTCCAGCTTAACTACTATGGCGCGGGCTGAGTGGTATGCGGCTTTATTCGCCACCGACCGCTCCGCCTTAGTTGGCAGCCCGGCCTTCTTGCTTCCAGGCCTGCGCGGGTTCTTCACCTCAGCAACCGGCACGGCCTTCTTACTCTTTGTGGATCGCTTCACCGGCACCGAAACAGCGGGCGCGGTGGCCGACTGCTTCTTCTTGGGTGCCATGCGGTGAATTCTCCTGTGCTACAGATAGGTAAGGGCCTCCACACTATCGCTGGAGGCCCTGCTGTGACTGATTCGCATCTTTCATGTGTTGCTAGTTCTTGAACTAGCGGGATGCACGTGCGTCACTCACGTAAACTTGGTCGGTGATGAGAGATTTGAACTCCCGACCCTCTGGTCCCAAACCAGATGCGCTACCAGACTGCGCTAATCACCGCTTCAAACCCCACACCAGCCACGAAAACCACAGCACCCAGGCCGTGACGTAGTAGATGATGATACAGATGCAAGCGGCCAGTGTGTACTCAATAAACTTTCGAAGCATCTTGGATACCTCAGATACAAAGGAAGCAAGGCCCGATGATCTGGGCCTCTTCTCATACACAGCCGACCACGGGCCGCTGCTTTAATTATAAACCTTTGCGGCCTCATCAGCCCGCTGCCACACTCCCAACGACCTCAGCCCAGCCCACACTCCCAACGACGTCAGCCCACACTCCCAACGACCTCAGCCCGTCGGCGCAATTCCCCACGTCCTGAAACCCTGAATCTTTCGACCGTCATAGTCGTGGCATTGGACCGGCACCCACATACCGGAAGTATTCACAGGAACGATGGCGGAAACAAATGCAACCGCCGTGTCCGGACCTCCCACGAATCTGAACTCCTCCGCTTCCACCGCTTTCACGGCGTCGCGCTTTGGAACATGTCTATGATTCCGACACACCGGCCAGACCCCGTAATTCTCTAGCCGCCCAGTTTCTTCCAAGCTCAACACGCATATTTCTCTGGACAAGTATCCCTCGTGCCTGATCGACGTTTTCCCGCGCCGGGAAGTTATCCGTGTCCGCCGATCAGAGCGTAACCACGGGCCACACCACTCTCACTTTGACTCAGTGACTTCAGTATAGCCCCGAACGGCCCAGAGGTTACCTGCGAAATCAAAATAAAGAATCGAAGGATACTAACCACCCTAAAATCAGCCACTTACCATGAAACCCCTCGATCCCTCAATGGGTCCCTCGATCATGATTGAGGGATCATCTCTTCAACACCGGCCTGAGTAAACTACTCATCCCTCAATTCTTTTTAACTTAAACTGTTTATAAATATAATGTATTACATGTATATACTATATATGGTGTATAGATTATATATATATAGGGTCGG